AATATCTACTTCTGGCGATATGCATCCTGGAGGATTAAGTGATAAACCAACTATTATTAATATTGATTATAAGCACAAAAAATCAGTAGATGCTTTTTTAAAACATCAAAACCAGTTTTATAATTCATCTTTTGATAAATCATTTCCAAATAAATCAAGCCAAAAAATTTATAAAAAGTATTTAAAATCTTTTTTGAAATTGAAAGATTTAAAAATATTTTTTTGCAAGTGGGACTTTAGAACAAATTGGAAATATTATGATTATTAAAAAGGGTGATTACGTTTTTCATCAAGGTAGAGGCATATATGGTATGGTTATGTCTCATCCTAATTATTCTAATGGTAATTGTATTATATCAGACTTGGACAAAGAACTTATAGGCGTAGAAAGTTTATTAACCTGTAAAATAAATAACTTAAAAAAACTTGATGATTACAAAGAAGATCAAGGAGGATAGGCCAGTTTGAAAGGGTAAGAAACTGGCCATATCCAAATACTTTTTGGGAAAAGTATTTTAATACCTAGATATTGTGTTTAAACATTTTTATTATACTTGTTCTTGATTTGCTGTGCAAATTGTTTTTCAAAGTTTGGGTCTTTTTCAACAGCTTTCCAATAATCATTAACAACTTTATCAAGCTCAAGATCGGACACCTTTTTACTTTTTAAGTATTCAAGTAAATCAATCAGGGGGGGGTTCTTTGGTCTATTACTTTTATTTCTTTTTATAGCCATTCTATAGTCAGCATTTAAAGACTTCCTAACCCTGCTAAGACAATATTGTATTTGTTTGCTCTGTACCATATTTGTAGCTAGTAATTATTAATATTATATATCTTAATTCAGGTATATTTTTTATACACCCATAGGTGACAAAATTATACCTCCCCTATTTCTTTAAGCTTTCAATCAATACTACCTTTTTATTGTTTATACCCTTTAATAACTTTCTATCATTGTATAATTGTTTTTGCTGTAAGGACATTTTACTTCTTAATCTTAGGTTGCTTTGCAGAATGGATTGAAATTGGCTATCTTCCCTAAAGTAATATTTGTTAGTCTGGTTTTTCCCCCTATTTTGCCAAGTTATATAACCAAACAATTGAAGTTTATCCAAATGTCTAACAAGCGTTTTCCTGTGTTTAATTGAGGTTCTTTTCATAAGGTAGGAGTGACTAGGGGTACACCCTCTAGGAGCTGTCTTAAGTCTTCTAAGGAGCATTAAAAGGCATTTCTCAACTGGTTTAAGAACTGTATTATCCAGTAATTGATGTTCAACTTTAAAGAATGATTTATCTTTCATATTTAAACTGACTAATAGGTTTTAATTTATCTATTGGAATAGACCAAACATAAGGTCTTGAATTATGGCCAAAATTTGTCCATTCACCAAATATTTCAATATTTTTTGGAGCTATGTATCCAAAGAATGTGTATGTAGGTGTATCATCACCCACTAAAAAATAATAGTCTGTTTTTTTATAACCCTGTCTTATGATAAGATTGTTAGTTTTTTTTGACATTAATTGTGATCTTACTTGAACAGATTTATTATTAATGGTTAAGTCAGAACCATAAAAATTATTTACGCTATGACTGAAATAACTTTTCATTTTCTTAGCTAAAGCTTGTTCGCATAATGAGCCAGAAATAGTCATACCCCACTTATCATAAATGTTAAAATTAGCATTATGACCCCAAGCAATATTTTGTCTCATACTTTCCGATTGTCTTAACAGGCCAGTAATTGCTCCAGATAATATTTCTTCCCAATTTAAATTTATAGTTTCTAAATTCATTTTTTAATTTTTTTTAGTAGTCTTGGCAGTAAAGGATTTTGTTTAATTAATCTTATGATAGCGTCTGAAAAATTAGATACTATCTTTTCTTCACCATATTTTGCAACCTCTAGGTTATCTAAATTACAGATTGCATGCAAACATTCATGCAGTAAAGAATTAATAATATTTTCATAGGACTGGTGTTTTAAAATTAAAATTTTATTTTTATCAGGCAAATACATAGCCAAACAATTAAGTTTGTTTGCCTTTTTTTTGCCTATATATTCTATTTTAATTTTCCATTTCCTATAATAAACCCATTCTGGAAACATTAATTGCTTATACATTTTTTTATCCATAAATCAATATTTAAAGTGTTGACTTTGTATTGAAAAATATATAAATGATTTGTCAATGAATGAAAGGATAACTGACGAAGTCTATATAAAGGGAGACTTTACAAAAGCCACAACTTCACCTAGTCAAACAGCATTACAAAATAATGTTTGGTTTATTAAGTACCCCTTAAAACAGTATTTAAATTTTCTTCCAGAAAATCCTAGCATTAGTTTTAATGCTGGAACTAAAGTGCATGATTATTTTCAAGGAATATTAACTAACATATTTAAAATGGAAGATGTGCAAAAGAACTTTGATGATTTTGTAAAGATCACACCATATAAAGATAAACAAAAAGAAAAAGCTAAGATCATATCTGAGCAAATTTTAGTTTATGTAAAAAACCATATTCAAGCCATTAAAGATATTTCAGGAAATAAATTTAATACCTGGAAAGTAGAAAAATTTTTTTCAGAATGGTTTGATGATGTCTATATGGGTAAAACTTTAGGTTTAGCTACTGAGGGGTACATAGATTGTTATAATGATGATCTTAAAATATTGACTGAACATAAAAATAGATTTGGTTCAGTTTACTCTAAAGGGGATAAGCTTTTATACAGAAGTCCAAACAAAATTAAATCACCGCAATTTACACATTGTATGCAAGTAGCACTATATTCAAAAGTCTGCAAAGATTACAAACCTTTTTTAATTTATTCTGACAATAAAGATTACACTATGTTTGATAGTAATAATTGTTGGGAATTATCTAATAATGGACTGAAATATTTTTTTAAAAAATTTATACAAATAAACATTCAAAGACAAGAAATGTTAAGAATGGCAGATGGTAGTATAAAAAAACTTGCTACAATGATTGGTGTTGATTGGTCTGAGATAAGAAACTGGAAGAACAATTTTATGCTAGAAAATATGCAAGAAGAAGACATAAAAAAAATGGAGGACTTTTATGAAAACTTATAGATGTGGTGATCTAACAAGTGAAGATATTAAAAGAATTATAAATAAAGAAATCTTAGAAAAATTAGAAGAAATAGCTAGGAATGTTTATAAGCAAGAAAAAAAGAAAGAAGAAGAAGAAATCGTAAACCAAATAATACAAAAGGAAGGGAATAAATGAAAATTGATCCGATAGTTGAAAATATTTTAACTGAATTAAAATTTAATAAAAAAGATTGTTTGTGGGAAAAACATGGAGCAACTTGTATGAAGCATAGATACATTGAAATTGCTGGCACACATAAAAAGGTTTCCATAGATAGTTTAGAAGAAGTAGAAAAAAACTCTGAAATGGGTGTTGTGGCAATCAAATGTTATGCTTCTTTAGGTAATAAAAAAGTAATCACTTATGGGGAAGCTTCACCAAAAAATAATAAAAATAGTTATCCTTATGCTATGGCTGAGAAAAGAGCTATTGATAGAGCTATCTTAAAATTAATTGGGTTGCATGGATTTGTCTATTCAGAAGATGAGGTTGATAGTCCAATTGATGATGTTTTATTTCAAACAACTAAAAAAGAAATAGTTGAAAATAAAAAACCAACAAAACAAAATTCTTATGCAGATAAACTTTCAGAAATTGAAAATGGTTTAAATGCTGAGAAATCTGATCTTAGTGGCTTAACAACAAAGTTAGCTAAACTAAAATCAGAAATAAACAAGACGCATAATTATTCTGATTTTCTTAAAACAAAAGAAGGGAAACAAATAATTATGTTAGATAACAAACTGATGAAAATGAAAATGAATAGGAGGTAAAAATGTCAGAATTTGTATTAAAAGAAGGAACAGGGTATCTAAACAGAGACAATGAAAACCCTGACAAATTTTGGGGTTCTTTCAAATGTGAAAAGGACTACAAAAAAGGCGAAGAAATAAAACTTACTGAATACATTAATAGAAAAGATGATGGAAAAGAAGTTCATAAATTACAAGTAAGAGGAGTTCCTAGAACTTAACCTACTGTAATATATTGGGGTGTTATTTTTTTTATTTCCCTAGTTGTAAATTAACACCCCTTTATTAAAATTTAATAAGGAGCAAAGATGAATGACGATAATATAAAATGGATAGACATAGGTGAAAAACTTACAAAAGAATTATTAAAAAGAAAACAACAAGAATATGGAGATTTTGATGGGAATTGTCATATCGTAAGTAGTTTTATTAAATCTACCCTTGAAGTAATTAATAAGAAAAAAATTAAAGTTCCAATAACAATAGTTCCTCAGTTAATGATTGTACTTAAATTAACTAGGACAATACAAGATGGTTCAAAGAAAAATATATATAAAGAAGATACACATAAAGATATTGCTGGGTATAATCATTTATTGAAATTAATGGTACAAGGAATGGAGAATAATAATAATGAAAAACAAGAATAAAATATTTTTTAGTCCACAAATTAAAAAAATAGTTGATTTTATGAATAGTTATCATTCTGAAAATGAATACTGGCCTAAATTAAATGAGATAGGAAGCGAACTAAAAGTGTCTAAGCAAAGAATAGGTGTATTAATGAAAGATGCAGAAAAACTAGGATTGATAAAATCCAATGATGTTTTTATGAGAAAGTATAGCTTGACTGAACTGTCAAAAAGAAGTAAATTGAAAGTCAATAATTACTATGAGTTGTAAAAAAATATATCATTATGAAATGACTGTAGTAATGGAAGAAGAATTTGATTCTGTGGAGGAAGCCGCAAATCAAATAAATGCAAGTGATAGAGCTAAAGTATCTATAACAAATACTAGATTAGTTAAATCGCTTGTTAAAAAAAAGGAGGAGCATGGAGTACAACCCTTTAACAATAAAGGAACTTCAGCAGAAAAAGGAAAAGGCAGCAATACTAATGAATAAATACAAAAGTTTTGCTGAAAGAAAAAAAAATGAGATAGCAAGAATTGCTAATCTTATTATTGCTGAAGAAAGTAAACAAATAAGAATTTCTAGTTAAAAAGAAATTCACATTATAAAAAGAAAGAAAGGAGAGCTATATCTATGGCTAAATACAAAAACGAAAGTGAGACAAACATTAACATTCATATCGGCAAGAAGATAAGAAAGAAAAGAATAGATTTGAATTGGACTCAAACTGAACTTGCAAATAAAATAAAAGTTACATTTCAACAAGTTCAAAAATATGAGAAAGGAAAGAACAGCGTAAGTTCAGCTAAGTTATTCATACTGTCTTATGCTTTAAATGTTCCTATAACATATTTCTTTGAAGGATTTGATGTTATTCAGAACCAATCTAATTTTAGATATGAGGACAATCCTGCTGAATTAAACAGAAACAATCAGGTTAGAAATGAAAAGTATTATCCTAACCCAAATTCTTATTCTGAAGTAATAGATGAAATGAATTTAGAAGAAGAAAAATTAAAAATAACAGCGTAAATAATTAGTGTGAGCTAGTGTATTCTAAGAATAAGAAATGCACTAGCTCAAAGGTGTGCAATCCTATTTATAGTCAAATTAAAACAATCTATCAATCTATAATTGATTTTCCTCTGAGTCTTTTTTCATACAGACATAGTGAGCTGGTTCTTTAGTTGCAAAAATAACAAAGGGTTCATCAGAAATTATGTTTTTATTGCAATATTTGCAGATACCAATATTCCTAATAATCTTAGTATTTTTCTTCCAAAGTTTTTTTCTACCCACCATCATCCCAGCTTTTTTTTTGACAAGCTACGCCTAACTTTTTTTAAATCCACTTTTCATCCTGCTATATGCTTTGGGTGAAATTGTAGATTTAGTTTTGCTCCTACTAACACCTTTCTTTTTTCTTTGATTGATGTTGTAGTACAAACCTTTTTTGGCCATCTTGCCAGATTTTGTTTTGTGATAACCTTTCTTCATTTCTTTTTCTTCTTCTTTTTAGATTTACCTGCACTAGCTAATGCAATTGCAATAGCTTGTTTTCTTGGTTTACCAGCTTTGATTTCTTTTTTAATGTTAGCTGATATTGTTTTTTGACTTGATCCTTTTTTTAGCGGCACTATCGTTTCTCCTGTTAGTTTTGCTATTAATTTAGTTAACATCTAGTATTTAGATTTCATCTTCTTACCAGATTTTTTTGCATATTTTTTAGCGGCAGCTTTGCCTTTTTTAGTATATGCGAACTTCTTTTTTCCTACCATTGGCATAGTTTTCTCCTTTTATTGTTACCATTTCTTACAAGACCAATACCTAGCTGAGAAGACATCATTTGCAGTTGAGCATTTATGTCTAGCCCTAAAGGATTTTCGTCTTGCAGGAATATTTTTTTTTATTGTCATATTAGCGTCACCAAATCTAATTATCTTTTCCATACCACCTTTGCAAGCTTTAACAACAAATTTTTTGCCGCCTTGAACTTGTCTTCTAGGTGAGTTGCATTTCATTTTAGATTTGTCTATTGCCATACTTTATAACCTTCTTTGTCTTTAGTTAAGGATTCTTTTCTATTTTCATTTCCCTCAACAAAAGAAACATGAATCCAAGAATTTGGTTGAGGATAGTATTCTAATATAAGTTGATCAAATATAAAATTATTTTTTATATGACTAGCTACATTTTTATTATCAAAACCTGGAATTGTAAAGTCACAAGCTTGACCTTGACAATGTTGGCTGTTCCTAGAACTACCAATCTTTTCTGATAATGCTGGGCTTCTAAATCCTGAAGTAATGTGAATAGGTTTGTCTTCGTAATAAGACCTTAGTGGTTCAAGAATTTCATTACATAATAGTTTTAAATTTTTTATTTGTGGTTCAGTAGGAATGTTTAATATGTTGTGTTTCTTAGCAGTATCTGAATGTGTCATTTCTTGTAAAGTAAAATGAGGACTTAACTTAATTATCATATCTTATATTTTTTATCATACCAAAGAACTTTCCATTCTTGCTTTTTAGAAAATTTATTTCTTTTAGCATAATCTTCACCTTCTTTTCTAGTCATCCAAACTTCGTTTGTAAACAATTTCCAATCAGGACTTTTCTTGTCTTTATAAACTATACAATACATTATGTGTTAGCAAGTTCTCTACAAGAAAAATTTATTAACATTCTATCTTTGTTTACGTCTTCTTCCCCTAATTCTCTTATGACTGAAATGCCTTTAATAAAACCAGCGGTAGCACAATCATAATAGGAATTATATAAAGGATATATGTTAATGGGTTGAGTACATTCCTGTAAAACAATTGAACATATCTGTATAACAAGTAAAAATTTCATAATATTAAGTTGGTTCTTTATCTGAACAATGATAGCCAACAACTTCTTGGCCTTTGTAAGTATGATAGGTCAAACTATCATTCTTCCATCTTTTTTTTCTTTCATGCTGGGTTATATTTTCTTCCCAGAATCTATGACAAGATTTATTATACAGTTCTATTTTTAAAAGACCACCATTTAATAAAATCAAACTTATAATAACAGTCTTCATTATGGAAGTTCTGCCATAAATTTACTTGTTTCTTTTAATTCTTTTATTTCTTTCTTTAATTTTTCTATTTCTTTGTTTGCCTTATCTAAGTCTTCATCAGTATTCTCTAACTTTTGTAAGCACCTTTTATTAGCAGCATCCTTAGTCTTACCTGCGTCTTGCAGTTCTGCTACTTCTTCCCTTAGTATTCTTATTTGATCTTTATATTCTAAAATAATATCTTTTTTACTATCTGACATAATTATTTTTTCTTAAACAAATCTAATCCTGGCTTAAGTCCGTATATGCTGCCAAAAATTCCTAAAACTAAAAATTTATAAAAATCAGGAAAATTATTAA